CTGTCCCCGCGGGTTAGTGCGATGTGACTCAGCGTATTTCTACTACCAAGCCTGGGTACCACCCCTGGACAGTCAAGTTCGACTCTTTTGGTAGGAGCCTCTTCCTTGCACTATAAACAAAAAGTAATTAATTTTTTGTTGCTTATGTAACTAATATAGCAAATAATACTATAAAAGTCAACCTTATTTTAAGTAAAAGTTTTCCAAAATGATATATTATACGGAAGCGTCTTCCATACCTGCTACACGTAGTTTAACAATATTAGTAATTTGCCATTGTTTCATGTCAATACCTTTCATTACTCCTAACCACTTGTTACGTAGTAGAGCAAACTCGTTAATGATCTTTTCAAAGTCAACTACATCTGCTTCACCGTCAACGTATTTTTCAACGTCACGACTGCTTAATGCTCTTTGATAGTTTTCTAAATATTGCTTAAAAAACTTTGATCTAGTTCTACGTAGTTCTATATTTAAATATTCCAGTACTGCCTCAATCTCTTGTAATTGTCCAAAACGTTCTTCAACAACTCCTGGTAGGTTTGCGGCCTGCTTTTCTAAGTTGCCAAATAATCTTGTTTGCTTACGTGCTTCTTCAAGTTCGCCTTCATACCACAGAATAGCCGGAGGTATGTTTGCAATATCTTGAGTAATTCTAGAATACCAATTCATTTAGTTCCACTCATCATCATCACTGCTATACGGGTCTTCGTCCCAATTATCGCTATCTTCGTCCTTATACTTTTCACCTTGTAAGTCATTTACTGCTTCTCCTAAGTATGGATCTTCAGCACCTACGGCATAAAGTGTATCTTCGTCGATACCGTTATCTTGACACCATTTAACGTATTGCATTGCTAATTGTTCTTTGTTAGTCTTTGGGACATACTCCGAAAAGATATCCCAAAGATCAATCAGTTGGTCTTCACTCATTTCCGTCACTTATTTTTTCCTCAATTTTAACATTTTCTGATTCTACAACTTCATCTTCCATAGATGTGTCTGCTTCTTCGTACTTATGTCTAATTTTAGAAAAGTCGTCCATCACGAGTTGTAATTTTTCACCAGTCCAGTCTTTACGGTAGTGTAAAATTTCCTCGTTCTTACTGTTAACGAATTTAAGTCTATTACCTTGTTGTGTAAGAAGTCCTTGTTTTTCAAACAAGTCTACTAATCCACTGTAAGGATCCATTCCTGTTTCATAAGGGATCTTTACCTGTACGCCTTCAAAAGGTTTTGCGTAACGTGTTTTCATTACCTTACATGCGGCTCTAATACCACGTACATCTGTTACCTTTTTGCCATCAGCATCTTCTTTTAGTTTTAGTTTTTTCATTGCTACAACAATTGAAGATGCATACACAAATCCTTGTCCTCCACTGATTTTATCATCAGGATCAAACATATCTTGTGATGCATACGTATGGTTAGTACATACCATACCTACATTATACGCACCAAACATATTAACCGTATTACGTACAAGTGCTGTCAGTGCCTTAGGTTTTCTACCCATGTCACCTTTCATATCACCTTTAGTAAACTGGTCAACATCTGTTGGTGTTAATAACATACCTAGTGAGTCAACAACAAACAATACTTTAGGTCTGTCTTCTACGTCTACAGAATCATAATCGTTTCTGTAGTCTTTCATAAACTCACTTATAGTTTTAGCAACATCATCAATCATTGACATTGACAGTCTAAGCAGTTTGCCTTCGTCTGTATCAACACCTAATGCTTGTAGCCACTTTTCATCAAGTGCATTCTCTGAGTCAATTAAAACTACAAAGATACCTTGATCTTGTGCCGCCTTTACAATGTTACCACTTGCAAAGTATGATTTACCTGCGCCGGATTCACCTGCAAACACTGTCACCTTACCTAGAGGAATTCCTTTATAGAAGTCCCCTGAGATAAGATGATTAAGTGCGTAATTGCCGGTTGAAACCCAGTCAGTTGGATCGTTAAAACCTGTACCTAATCCTGTAATAGACTTGGTGAGGTTCTTACGAAATTTACTAACGTCGAATGGTTTCGCCATAATTACTCCTTACGATTGACGGTTGCGAATCATTGCTAAAATATCATTAGCACGTTCACTACTTGGTTTTTCTTCTGTTGCACTTGCAGTAGGTGCCACCGCTTCAGCAGTTGGTGCTGGAGCCGCAGGTGCTACTGTTTCTGCTACTGGAGTAGGAGTCGCTGTCGGTGCCGCCACAGGCGCTTTTGCCTTGTTCGGATCACCAGTTGGAGCACTCATGCCTGGAGCACGAAAGTACTGCCCAAAACGCTCTGGATCATATGCTTCGCCATCAACAGATGCTTCAAACATTTCTTGGATAACTTTAACTTCAACGTCTGTTGGCTTTTTAGGTAAAAAGTCATTTAAGTTATGCAATCCATGTGTATCAATTGCTGTTTTTTCTTCTTCAGTTACTGCACGTTCTCTACGTGACCAAGTTGAAGTTGAATAATCAGCATATCCACCTTTAGATGTTTTCTTAACTCTAAAGTCCACACCACGTACATAATCTGTAGGTAGTTCTTCCATCTCAGGATCCATTAATGCACCCTTAATGATTTGGAAAATTTGTGGTCCAATAATAAAACGTCTAATTGGATTCTCTGGAGTAGTATCTTCACTGATTGGATTTTCTGCTACAAAGCCTTGGAAAATATAAGAACGTTTCTTCCAATATTTTCTACCTTGTTGCTCCAATGCAGGATCTTTGAACCAGCCACGTACTTCTTGTAGTACTGGACATGCTTCACCATACATTTCCATACATGGAACGTTAACTGTCACTGGACGTGAATCAGTTTGTCCTTTAATACCTGCAAAAGGAAGTTTGATCATTAAGCGTTCTTTCCAAAAGAAAGTTGCTTCAGGATCAGAGTCAGGAAGAAAACGAAGTACTGCTTCGCTACCTTCTGCCATATTCCAATGTGGGTAAATTGCGTTGTCGCCGCCGCTTTGTTTGTTGTTGCCACTTGTGCGTGACTCTTGTTCGCGTAATTTTGCACGAATTTCTGCTAATGTTGCCATAATTTAAGCCTCCTATATGTTTTGCCTTTATGTGCCTGTTGTTCGATTATCGAACGTTTCGATATGTTTCTCTAACAACATATCTATATTATAGTTACCTTTTGTTATAAAGTCAACTAATAATTCTGAATTTATCTAATTAATTTAGCCAATTTGTCTTTAATGTATTCTAGGTCTTCGTTCGTCTTTGCCATTGCCTTACGGACTTCGTCTGGAGTCATGTCCAACTCTTTTGCTATTTCCTCATCGCTGTGGCCTTTGGCTTTAAGACTGTGCATATACTTAATGCTACCTTCTTCTACATCTTGATCATCTTCAACTTGTACCTCGTTACCTGTAAGTTTAGATACAAACTTTTCGACTAGATCCCCTACGGAATCACCAAAACGCTTACGAGCGGAAATAACCACGCCAGTTTCACCTTTTGGAAACGCTCCAGTTTCTGTGTCATAGAATGAGCGAACAAACTCAATGATATCTTCGGTAGATGCTTTTTCATCTTTTGGCTCTTCGTTGTCGCCTGCTAATTTCATAGCACCGTCTTTATCAATAGTTACATCTGTAGTATCGTCATCATCTTCCATAGTCATATCACCAAAGTCTAGATCATCTAGTGCTTCAGGATCGTTTTGTTTAAGATAACGATAGATAGCGGGTCTAGCACAGGACTCTGGGTCGCTTTCTGCTAAACTTTTTAGTTCGTTCATTAGTCCTTCGTCTTCAATAATACCTTTGAGACTGTTTATTGCATTTGTTGCATCAGGACCTACTGGTAGTGATTTGCCAATCATTTTATTTAACATATCAATACGTTGTTTGTCTAAGGCTTCGTCAACTACAGAGTCTGCCCATTCTTCAAATTCGTCTTCAGGAGTATTAGAGGTTTCAAAACGCTCACGCTCCATATCTCTATACATGTCTGCTTGGTCAGCCATTCTATCCGTGTAGTCTTGAGCAATCCAATCAATCATTGCAGGAAGTTCATCTAAATCTCCTAAATCTGCATCATCAACTTCTGTGCCATCTGTGTATTTTGCATACTCAAGGGGAGCAATCATATCACTATAATCTTGCATATCGTATTCGATAGTATCAGTGTCAATTTCTTTGCCTTTGAAAATAATTCTATCATCACTTTCATCTAATACATCATCTAAACTAACTGTAGTTTCAGCAACACGCTTTTGATGAATACTGTGTAGTAACGGGAACATATCTTTTAGTTCTTCATTAAATTGCGGAATTGTAAATGCATTGGTAAGATCATTTATAATGTCTTCTCCCAATTCTTCGCCTGTACTTTCAACAGGAATAAAATTTTCTTTTGATTGTACGTAGTAACCTTGACCTTGTAATTTTTTAAGATGTGATCTTAAGTTATCAAGTTCTAAATTACTTCCTTCAATAATATCATTTGAAGTTGTATTCATAAAATCTTTTTTACCTACGAATCTTTTAAATGCAGTAAGTTTAGCAATGTTTTCAGAAGTTGAAATAATATGTTTGCCAAAGTCGTCATGAGGGACGCCACTGTTAGCAACATGTCTAGCCATTGCCCTAGCACCTGCTAGATGAGCAAAAGGATATTTAAAACGTTCTCCTGATTCATTTTCAATAAACAAAGAACTAATATGTCTAGTTCTAGCACCTGACTGTTCTGGTGTAATTTCTTTTTTATGTCTAATAATGAGTTTTGTTTTGTCTAGTTCCTCATAACTAGATTTAGTTGTTCCGTACATTGTTGACTCCTGAACTTGTTTGTTTGCCAAGTATTGATAATCTCGTTTGTCTAAATTTGACTTTGCTATATCTCTAGTATCAAAACCCATCATGTGCTTTTTAGCAAAGAAACGCATTTCTTTTAAAAAGTTATACCATTCGTTTTCAATAGGCTCTGGTAAGTTTTCTAACATGTTTTGACTGTAATAGACCTTTAATGATTCCGCTTCACTAATGCTAATACTAACGGCGCCTTGGTTCTCGCCATTTACAACCCAATCAAAGTCATAAAATCGTGCTTGGCCTTCATCTGATGTAGGTGCGCCATTTTCGTCTCCCATTACAATTTTTGGAAAACGACTACGAATTTTTTCAAATAACTGTTTTGCTATACTGTCTAATCCTGTCATACTGTTATTTATGCTACTAGAATGAAATAAACACAGGCATGGGCATTACGCTAGATTCAGAATCTGCATCACGCATCTTCTCATATATAGCAGGATCCCATTCTGCAAGTATCTTTTGCATACGAACATTAAGCATAGTACTCATTACTAGATCGTCATGTTCGCCTGTTTTAGCACCAAATGTAGTGCCATGTGCAACAAATGCTTTTAGTTCTGATATTAGTGGTTTAGATTTAATTTTAAGTTGGCCGCTTTCAAGCAGTTGCTTAAATTTAGCACATGCTGATATCTTCGTTTTATGTGTAGTATTAAATCCTTTTCTAAACTTACGAACATGCCCTTTACGTGCAGGCTCACTTAAAAACATTCCATATATGTTTTCTTCGCCGTAGTCAGCAATTGACACTAATACTGCTTCACCTATAGAGTTATTTTCTACACTGTAATATACTTGTGGAAGTTTTTGCCCTTGACGTTGCCCTTCTTCCATAATAGTTTTGTTAATGTCTGCAAGTATTCTTACTTGTGCTTGTACTGGTGTAGTATTATGTTGCCATTCTGCTACTTGTTCAAAACTTGGAAGTTCAAACACTTGTATTGCCGCATAGTCACCTCCTGTACCTAAACTAGGATCTAAACTTACGACATATGTAAAGTTAGGATTAATATCTTTATACCAACGTGTTTGTCCAAACTTCCTTAAAGGTTCTCCACCTTCAAGTTCTGCAAGTTTAACACTATTAATTAATGTTTCATCAAAGATTAAGAATTCACATTCGTGTTCACGTCTAAAACGTTCTTCACCAATACGTGATTTTTCTTCTGCGGCCCAGGCTTCATCTCTATCAGGATGTTCACTCCAATGTGCAGAAAAAGCGTAGAAGCCGTTTATTCCAACTTCAGTATCATTACCGTGTTCGTCAAAACGCTTCATTGCTTCTGTCCAAATAAGTGCAAACTGATCTTCATCACTGTTAGGCGTTGAAGTAATAATTGCTTTACCACCTGTTGCTAGTGTTGGAGAAATAGCAGTCCAGAATTCTTTGGCAATAGTAGGATTAACAAACGCAAACTCATCACAATATAATAATGATATGGACATACCACGTCCAGTATTGTCTGTTGTGGTTTGTGAAACTATTCGCGAGCCGTTATCAAATTCCATTGACCCTTTGTTGTATGAAGTTACACCGCATCTAATATGATCTGGACAGTCTTCGTAAGCATAGCGAATACGATGCATAATTTCTTGAGCACCTGCATATTTGTGAGCGGCAATAAGAACAGTTACATCTGGATTAAACATTGCATACCATAACAAGTAACCAGCCGCTGTAGTTGACTTACCTGTTTGTCGAGGTAGCATGTTAATGTTAAATCTATAACTGTGATACGAGTCTACAAGTCTTTCTTGAAACTCAAAAGGTGCAAACAACAACTTACCTTTTGTAGGATGTTGTATGTAAAAGAAATTATCCATAAAGAATTTAGCACCAGTGTCAGGGTTTGCACATGCTCTTAGTTCTTGAACTTCTTTTTCTGTATATCTAGTCCTTGTGTGTGCTTTTTTGACAAGTACACCGTCAAGGCTTTTTGCGTTTTGTGCCATAATAGTATTTACTTTAAAATTGAGGTGGTTTTACGTTTATTGACACTAGCGTCTATTACAGTACGTAACAAATCAAAATGTGTGCTTAAATTGTCAAATAAATCAATGTTTAAGTATTCACTAGCCATGCTATAACTACTTTTTCCTATGTTACTATAGTAAGTTATGTCTAAACCTTTATTGTGTCCATATGAAGGGAATACGCCTGTTACAAACAAGCATGTATCACCTAGTTGCTTTGCATTTTGTGTATATGGGCGTTGTAATTTTAAATATGATTGAGCAAATGTTTGTTGTGGTAAAAAGTCTGGCTTTTCAATGTGGCTTGCCAAAAGAAAAACAACGTACGACTCTAGTTCAACCGGAAGTTCGTAACCGTGTGTTTCTTTCGCCTCACATACAACTTCGTAGAAGGCGTTGGTGTACTCCGTCTTCATACAAATATTTATTGTATTTTCTATAAATCGTTGTAGTAACCTTGATCATAACGTAAATCAAATAGTTTACGTCTATCTTGTTGTATTAGTATAGGTATAGGACTTCCAAACTTTCCATACTTAGGTTCACTCCATAACCATTCGTATTCGTAACTTGCATTTAACTTTTTACAAAGTTTTTTTAGTCGTCTACGATTAATATCTTTAAATGTATAAACAATGGCTTGGTTATCACCTAAGTGTTCCCATTCTCCTGACCATTGTACTATTTTGATTTCGTTCTTTTTCCATGCCGCTAAACTCCACGGACATACAGGTTTAATTTTTTGGAAATATTCTGCCCAGTCTGTCATATGAATATTTACTGAAAAAAATAGGCTCCGAAGAGCCTATTGAATCTATTATTATTTTTGGATTACGTTGCTACTAGTGTTGCCGCAAGAGTTACTAATGTACCGCTTGTATCAATGTTATTCGGTCCAACTGCTGAAACAGCGTATGTATTGGTAGATCTAGTCCAACCGCCACCTATTATTCTAATTCTATGTTGTAAGTCTGACTCAGATGCTTGATTATCACATACTACAGTTATTGTACCACTGTTGTCGTCAGTAGTATGATAAACTAAAGGATTTATTTCTTTACAAATTGCCTCAACTGCTTCGTCAATGGCATCATCTTCACCTCTTAGATCAACTGCTGTACCGTTTGCAATTTTTACTAAAATTTTAAAAGCGAATGCTCCTGGATAATGAACATCTCCTGCTAAAGTTTTTCCTGATCCGTGTACTCTTGCTACTGTTGCCATTTTTTATCTCCTTACTTCTTTTTACCTTTGCCGCGACCACGTCCTTCAGATGTTTTAACATCTTCTGATTTACCACGTCCTCTACCTGCCATTAACTTATCTTTACCACGTCCACGTCCGGCCATAACTTTACCACGTCCACGTCCGGCCATTACTTTGCCTCTGCCTTCGCTTGTATGTTCTTTACCATCTGATAGTTTGTTCCAAAGTTCTTCTTTGAATGTATCATAAGCAGATCTTAAATTATTTTCAATTGACTCTAAAGGATTATCTCCACTGTTTGCTGGTACTTGTTTAGTTTTTCTTGTTGCCGCACCTGCATCTTTTGCATATTCCGGATCATAACCTTTGTATGTAGGTTCTTCTTTTTCGTCACCCATTGAGTTAGCAAAACCTTCTTCAGTATCTTCGTCTTCATTTTCAATACCTGCTAAATGTGCTAAACGTTCTTGTTCGCTATAACTCATGTCTGGCTCACCATCTTGATCTAAATCAAAATCTATGCCTGTATCTGTTTTTGTAACAACTGCATTATCGTCATCTTCGCAACCACAATCGTCATCGTTGTTAGCGTTAATGTCATCGTCTGATTTCATCATTGGAACATTGTCTGCATCTGGCATCATATCAGGTGTTACAGTTTTCATTCCTGCAAGTTTCATAATCTGTGCAATCATTGGTAAGTCTGATTCGCTGTCAGCACTAATAGTAATTGACTCATTAACAGATTCTGCAACATCTGGAATACCATTACCATTTTCGTCTTTCCAATATGATCCTAATTCATCATGTGAATCATTTTTGCAATCACAATCTTTATCGCACTTGTGCATTTCACAACCACAATCTTCGCAAGTATAAGTTTTGCCTGCCATTAATTTTTTTACTGCTGGCGGAGCAGTTCTTGATTCTTTAACGTTTTCTTTTTTAAGATCGTCTTTGCCTTTACCATCGATAGCATAACTTGGAACCATTTTACCTGTCTTAGGATCCTTTACCATCTTCTTTTTTGCCTCTTCGACTGGAGGATTTAATTTCTCTGTATTTTCTAATGCGTCTGAATGTACATTAGGATTAACTTTATCTAGATCTCTTAAACGGTCTAGTACGTCGATCATTTCACGTGATGCCATTATTCTGCTCCCTTGTGACGCTCTTTTTGTTCTTTTGCTAACTGTTGTAAAAACGTCTCTTTACCTTTTTCAGTTGCAACTAATTCATCTTTATCCACTTTAGGTGCATCTTTATATTCACCATCTAAAAGTTTATCTTCATACGGCTTATCTTCATCTCGTTCTGCTTGATATTCTTCTGTTGGTTCACCTGGTTTACGTACACGGATCATATCATCTTGCATATTAAGTACGCTTGATAGATACGCTCTAAGTTCGTGCTGTGTAGTTGGATAGTTTACTGTTGTTTCGTATACTGTAACTTCTGTATTAGTTAATTCAGGGAAGTCTAATGGAACACTTTGTATTGGTGTTTTCTTACCCGCAGTTAAATTTGCAACATCAAATTTCTTTAATGCTACCTCTAAACTATCTTCAAAATTTTCATCTAAAACGCCTGCAATTTTAATAACAAAGTCGTATTGCTTTGTTGCTTCTGCTAGGTGTTTTTTAAATGTGCCTGCCATCATATTCTCCTTTAACTACGTTTATTTATCTTGATCATTGTTTAAAATCTTATCTAAGATGGCGTTGCGATCCATAACTACATAGCCCTCAGCATCAACTGTGTCTGCATTATCACCTTGTTTTTGATCAATATTTGCTTTTTTAAGTTGTAATTCAACCATTTTAAGTTTTTTATCAAGTTTCTGACTTTTAGCATCAATAGCATTTTTAAGCATATTACTTGCTGTTTCAAAAACTCTACCCGCATAACGGGACTCAACGTTCATGCCCAAATCCATTAGATCTTCATAACTTTGTTTGGCTTTCTCTGCTAGATCATCTAGTTCTTTATCTGCTAATTCTCCAAGTCCTTTTACCATGGGTAAAGCGGCAGATATTTTATCAAATTCTGCTATACTCCGCTCAAGGTTGTCAGTTTCTTTTTTGACCTCAACGACGGCTTTTGGTTCTTCAACCTGCTCCATAGTTTGTTTAACTTCTGGTAGATCTAACAATTCTTCTAATTTCTTTGTCATATTAATACTTATCTTCTTTTGCCAGTGTGGAATAAATCTTTTTCAGTAACTACTCTAAATTGGATGCCTTTTTGTTTACAATACTTTGCGGCCGCTTCCCACTTTGCTTTATTTTTAATATATTGTGCTTGGTTGTAAACACTCTTTCCAACACTTTCTTTTACAGTATGATTTTCTGGTTTAATTTCAATCACTTCTGCTTTAGTTTTACCTTTACTGTTTGCATATACAATAAAGAAGTCTGGAACATATATAGTATACTTACCGTCTAAGGGATTTCTATAAGGAATCTTGATACTTTCACTTGCCCATTTTGCAATAGCAGGATGATCATCGCACATCTTCATAAAGTGCCATTCCCAACTTGATCTATAAGTTGGCGTTTTAGTTCCTATGTATTTTTCTGGGTTCTTGAGTTCGTACCTACCACGGGCGAAGTTTCCTAATCGTGCCATTATGCAATGATATTCCTCTTAGCCGGGTTATCGCCTGTTTCAAGTTTTGCAGTACCTAGTGCTGAAACATTTATTCTATTGATATTCAAAATTTCACCTAGTACATTATCTAATTGAGTTACTTTTAAACTTCTTAATTGGTCAAGTAATTCAAACGGACTAACTTCGTCAAGTTTACATTGTTTTAAAAAAATAAATGCAACACTTTTCGCCGCCGGTTCTTCCATTCCTCTTTTTAAAAAGAATGCAATAGCCGCATCACTTTCACTGGCTTTGAATTGTAGTTCTGCCTTGTTAAGTGCATCAAAATATAAAATAGAATCTTCGTTACTATCTTTCTTTTTAATTTGTACATCTAATGGTAAGTTTGAAAAAGTTTCTTTCATTATTTTTTCCTATTAGTTTTCTAGTGGAATAACAGTAATGATCAATTGTTCAGCACCACCACCTGGTATCCACTCTGAAGGTTTACCGGCTCTTATCCAAGCATAATAATCTGTATTATTTAGGAACCTTGTTCGCTCTCCAGTGTTAGGATTCATTACTTTAGTAAACACAATCTCTTCTGCTGTTTTATCTACTGTTCCACCAGTTTCTGTGCCGCCATCTCCGCTATTATTACCTGCATCTACTTTCTTTTGAATAGTTTTGGTGTCAGCAACCTCAGTGTCGCCATTTTGTGATGATAACGCTACTTGTGTTGCTTTAGTATCATTTACTTTATTAAGTCCAAATATTTGAACACTGTCTTCTATAGTATTTGTTATAGCACCTGTTGCAATACTTGATACTTCGTTTTTAATTCCTGCTTTAGTAAGTGTTTTAGCATTGTCGTAAGTGTTTTTTGCTTTGATTGCAGTACCTAGTAATGCTAACGGATTGCTTGTTACATTTGGATCTAACAAATCACCAAACACATCAAGTCCACCTGCAACTACACCATTTTGTCCAAATAGTGTGTTACTACCTCCACCCATGATACTTAATGGACTTGGAGATTTATCGTAATGTAATTGTGCAAAGCCATCTGGATTATCATTTCCTACTCTACCTTGAGCGTACTTGATACCTTCGTATATTAATACCATTTGGTTTTCAGCAGGCTGACTGCTTGAAGAATTTAATTGTGGTCCTTGCCAACTTTGAATTATTGGATTAATCAATGTGTACTCAAAAAAGTTATGTCTACTTAATTGATATATACTAATTTTGTTAAAGAAGTGACCTGGAAAATCACTGTTAATACCAAACCCTACTTTTTGACTTTGTATAGGAGATGTTCTATAAGGACCTGCAACTGAAGCATTTGGATTATTATCATCTGGACCGGCGGCACTACTGTTATTGCCTGGTCTGCTATAAGTTGGTTGTACTTTCAACTCTTCTGGAAATACAGAATCAGCATAATAATTTTTAAAATATTGTTGCCACATACCACTAATTAAATTTACATTATCATCATGGAATGTTATATTAATCGGAGTGTACTGTGCTTGTGTTTGAATATTAGTCTTCTTACCATATTGATTTTTAGTTTCAGTATTAAGTGTTACTCCTGGAACTTGACATGCTTTAACTAGCATACCTACTTCAATGTTTGGTTCAGATTTTGACCAACCTACAGGGCCACCTGGACTACGTGCCGCGTCCTTATTAATATCAAAATGTACATGATATAAAAATTCAACCTTGGGTGCAAGACGCATGTAATCGTCTGTAAACAATCTTGCGGCATGTTTATAATCTTTCATGTCGCCTTCAGAACCAAATATTCCTCCGACTACACTTCCTAAAAATTTAGTTACTTTGCTCATATTATTATTTAGCCATAAAAAAAAGGCCGAGTTTTACCCCGGCCCTTTGTAAACAGATGACTACTAATTAGGTATTAGCCTGTTGCTAAAGTTCTAATTGTTCTTCCGATAGCACTACCAATACCGTTTGGCTGACCAGCACCATTAGTTTGGATTGCGTTATCGTATTGCAGTGACATAGTAATGTCAACTGGATTTGAATCTGAGTATGTTAACTGATTGTAGTTAATGTCTTGTACAAAACAACCAACTAATTCAAATGTCTCAAGTACGCTTGGTGTGTTAGCACCGTTACCACCGTCTAAGATTTCAATTCTAGTTTTGAATTTGTAATCTATTCCGGAAGCCGCACTCGATTGTTCAAAGAAATCGAATTGTTTCTGTAATTGTTGACCTGCACTCTTACTCACAGCGTTGTTTACATCGTCACGTAATGTGATTGTAATCGGTTGCCATGTGTGTTTACCAGCATAGTAAACTTTTGAGTTGTAAACATCAATCGCAATTGATTCGAAGTTTACATTTGGTCTTGTAACATCAATTACCTGTTTTGTTAGTTCAATGTTAGGAGCCCCAGCACCAAAATTTTCAAGGCTCACTCTAAAGCGATACTTGAGTTTTGGCATCAACAAGCCTTGTGAACTTGCTGATTGGTCACTCGCCAACGGAACTGTAAATTTGCTTAAACTTGAAATAGCCATCTAATTTGCTCCTTGTATAGTTTTATTTATCCACATTATTGATTGCCCAAAGTTGCAATTTCACCTGTGTTCTTTAAGCGTAATGGAATGTATATAAACTCCACACTCTTCACTGGTTCAATTGCTACGTCAACGTATAACTCGTTGCGATCAATTCTTGCAGATGTGTTGTTAGTGTCATCACATACAACGAGGAAGTCATAAAGTGCTCTTTGACCTACAAGTTCAAGTAATAAACTTTCAGTTGCTTGTTTGATTTCATCACGTGTAATCTTATCGTTTGGTTCAAACATGAACGGTTTAGCAAGTAGTGTCATTTGACGTCTTAAGTATGCAACTAATCTTGCAACGTTAATTCTATCTAATGAACTTGCGTTCTTTGCTCTAGTGTGTTGACCAAAGTTAACTAATCCGCTACCAGTAATAAATGTTAGTGGGTTAATTTTAACTCCTGCCATTGTTTCACGTACACCGTCATTTAATGCAACTGCGTTAAATTCGCCTTCGTTATCAATGTAACCTACACTTGATGCATTACTAATGCCACCACGTCTTGTTCCTGCTGGAGCAAACCATGGAAACGATACTGCATCACTTACTGCAATAGTACGTAGCATCATGTGACTTGGTGGAACAACAATGTTCTTACCTGACACATCAGTTGTTAAACCTGCTGGATAAAACGCCGCCATATACTCATCATATGATACTAAACCGTCTTCTCCGTCTGCAGTTGCACCTGCTGTATTATTACCGTAGTTTTGTAGTGAAGTTGCATTTGGTGCTAATCTAAACGGAGTATCAGCAACAACAAATCCTGTTAAGCCTCTGTCTACGTTTAGTCCAATTAAGTTACTTGCAAGTTCTGGATATCCAGGAGCACTTAACAATGTAAAGTTACGTGTTTCTTCATCACGTAGTAACTCATTTGCATCTACTGCACTTTTAAGTCCTGCAACAATAGTTTGACGTTGTGAATGTCTACCAAACAATCCTGAACCGTCTGCATTAACTGTGTTCCAGCCAATCCAACGTGCAGTTTTATAGTTTGTCATTGCTTCATCGCTAAAGCGTTTGTTTAGTCCACTGTTTGCTGTTATATCAATTTGATTTGCTACAAATTTCTTAACGTTAAAACCTGAACGTCTTGTGTTCCATAATAACATACCTCTTGGGTATAAGTCTGGATCTGGAGCATCTGGGTCAACATAGTTTGAACTTAACAACGTTTCAATTGTTGCCGCTGTGTCACCTGTTGCACCACTTGAACCGTAACGTGCATCTGCAAAAAGAATTCCATCTTCTGTAGTTTGATCTGTTACGTCAATTAATACCCATTCAGTTGCTGAATTATCCCAACGGTAAACTTTTGCACCGTATTGGTCAACATCAGCAGTTGAAATCCAAATATCGCCTTCAACTAAATCACTAGCATCTGACTGTCCACCTGTTTTTAATGGAGCAGTTGCTGATACAATAGGTCCTTTAGGATCAGTTGCACCTGCTAATGGTGTGTAGTTTAAGTAACCTACCCACTTGCTTCCATCATGTACTAAAATGTCTGCTTCGTCTAGTGTAGTGTTATACCATAACGTACCATCTGCTGGAGTTGCTGTTGGAGCATTATCACTTGCTTCGTATACAAGTGGTTTCCAGTTACTAATGATATGTGAATGATTGTCATCTGCGCCTGCTGTATAATAATTTGCTGTACCTGTTTCAACACCTGCACTTGAACGTGCCCATGCTGTGTAACCTGCACTTGCTAAAATATTTGACGCATCTGTAATTTTAATTTCGCCGCCTAATGCATGACTAATTGAAAGGTAACCATTACTTACTGTTGCAGTAATGTGTTCAAAGCCTGCCGCACTAATTGCTGACGCAACTCCTTCAACTGTCGCTGTTGATACTGTTACAGTTTTAGCAGTTTGATAAACGTTACTACCGTTATCTGTTTCTGCCATTGTAAGTGTACCTGTTGCAACAACTGGATTTGCACCTTGTTCAGTACCTGTTACGCTAGTTGGTGAACTTGTTACTCTTCTGTATAATTTAAAGTTTACAAGTTTTTCAACACCTGTTGTACTATCTTCTGATGTTCCTCTGCCTGTAATGTTTGCAAGAGCAAATACTGTACCTGCAGGTATAAGTGTTCCACCAGTAGCATCAATTGTGTTTACTGCTTCTTCTCTAGTGTTGTAAAGTGGAGCAACTGTTGTTGACCACACACCTAAACTGTCATTCCAAACTTGAACTTTAAGATTAGCACCTAAGTTTGGTGAAGTAGTTTTCATCCAAACACTTCCGCTTGGTTTAATTCCGCTTCTAGAAGTTCCTGCTACTGTTACAGTATCAGTTGACTTCCATGTTGGAACATTTGAGTGTTTTGAAATTTGTACAGCCGCACCTGAATAATAAGTTGCTGTAATTCCAGTGTCTGCTTTTAATGTACTTCCTACTAAATCTTCAATAACAATAGCACCATCATCTGTAGTACCATCTGAAGTTGAAGTTCCGTCACTGTATATTTCTAAAATGCCTGTGCTTGTAACTTTTGCACCAACACCTGTTATACTTGCACCGTTAATTGCGTTTGCAAGTGCAGTAACAGTTGTACCTGAAAGTGTAACACTTGTTCCGTTAATTACAAGTCCTTGACCATTTCCTAATGTTGGACTTGCTACTGTACCTTGTATTGTTGGCCAACTTGATGCCCAACTATCTGAAGTAAAAGTTGAATCACCACTTGTTAAAGCGGCAATGTTTGCACTAGTTGTTGAACCTACTTTAACCCATGCATTATCTGCATTTTTATAGTAAGCATCGTTTGATGTTCTAGCAGTTACGATTGCGTAATCACCTTTTGCACCTACGCTTGGTTTTGGATCACCGGAAGATAAATTACTAACAAGTTGTGTAGCGGAGTTAAGAACTAAAGGAATCTTGTTTGTAAATTTTTGTGTTGCTCGGTTCCATTCAAATATACCAAATAATGAATCGTTTGTATCTAACCAATATGTACCATCTGCTGGCGTACCTGCTGGTGCTGATGCAGAACCTTTAAGTTCTCCTAAGTCAGCGTCTGCTCTTACAATGTATGCTCTATTTGCTACACCTAAGAATGAATATGCAGATTGTAGTCCGTATTCATTTAGTTCATTGCCGTGTAATGGATTGTTAGATGAATCTGTATAAAACGTTGGATTACCAAACGTTTCTGTTAATTCTCTTTGTGATGTAATTAGGTATGGTGTACCAGCATTAGATTTAATTGTTCCTTGTGCTGTTCCTGTACCTGCGCCGTTTGGCTTATTAGCGGCAGTTGCTACGATAATTAGTGGTACCGTTGCGGCCGCGGCTGGCGTATAAAAACTTTCGTCTATTACGCTAACTTCAACTCCTGGTGATGTAAGTGCCATCTTGTTACTCCTTTAAATTAAGTTCTTAAACATATTTAGCCATGTTAGGCAAATTTGCGGTATTACATATGGCGAAAAAGGTATGGAAAAGGGCTGGTAAATATGTATATGACTAGACCTTTATGTAAAACATGCAACCGTAGGCCCTGTGCAGTTAATTATAAGAAGGCTCGCAAGACTTATTATAGAAGTAAATGCGAACAATGTGCAAGGGGTAGAACACCTACAGTTCCACTATGGCATCAACTTGGTTATAGACAAAAAGATAAATGCGACAAGTGCGGATTTACAAGTAAGCATGAAGAACAGTTTGCAGTATATCATATTGATGGTAATCTAACAAACTGTCGACATAATAATCTTAAAACAGTATGTGCTAATTGTCAACGTGTATTACACAAGGAAGGATTTACTTGGAAGCAAGGTGATTTAACACCCGATTTCTAAGGAATTCAACAGTACCATTATTTTCAATAGTAGCATCAAAATCAACATTACACCATGCCCATTCTGATATGTGTACTTCAGGATGATTTTCTTCCATTTTATGTGCAACTACAATATTCTTAGCACCTTTGTTACTATTAACTTGACGCATTTGATGTTGTGCAGTAGTCCACCATTCAGGGTCATCTCCACGTTTTACACGCCAAAGATATCCGCCTATTGAACGTAGCATATTTGCTTCATTTTCAAAACGCACATCTGGAATTACAAATTTTCCTTGTGGATTATCTAATAGTTGTTTTTTAACTAAACTAACCCATATGCCATCGTAGAATCCGTTACGCATACAATCAGTTCCAAATAGTTGTAATACTAGTCTTGGTGTAACAGGACTTCCTGTTTCAGTACTCCAATAAGGATCAACTTTTTCACGCCATGCACGAGAGTCTGGGTTATTGCCTTCAAGCATTTCTCTGTCCCAGCCAAATACACTAGCAACGCCGTCTTTGAGTTTGTCTGCAAAAGATAGTTTTGTAAATCCCTGTTGTTCAACTAAAAAGTCTGCAACAGTTCCTTTACCTGAACCTATAAGTCCACAAATACCAATTATCATAAAAGATTCCTTATTAAAAGTATCTCTAAATTGTATAGTCATTGTATAGGAAAGTCAAGTGTTTTTTAGCCAATTACGAATGATAATGGTTTAGAACCATCTACGTAATTTGCCAAGTCCATTTCCAATTTCTCCATTTCGGCCATTGCATCTGCTTTGAGAGCATCACCGTTGAGTGAAGTTCCGCCTTGCGGTGTTGATATGGTTGCAAATTTGCTTCTTGCTTCACCTAGCATATATTTACATACTGCTAGTGTGTAGTCTTTAAGCCATTGTCCAGCATATGGATCACTTAATAAATTAAAGTCTGGACGATAATTATATAGTTGCATTAATACTTGTTCGTCTGATCTAGGACGTTGCATAATTGTAAGTTTCTTACTTACAGGATCAAACTTAAAGTTAATAAAACTACCAAACATTTTACCTACTAGTTCTTGATATCCTGCAAAAGCATAATACGTACCAAGTCCACCCATTTGTGATGAACTTAAAAGATATGAATTTGTATAAGCCAAGTTAAACGGTTCAAATAATGTTCCACCATCTCCGCCACCTGAACGTGAACCAATTGAACGTCTAAAAAGTTCTCTAACTTCAATTACTTCATTGGGTAAAATATAATCGTTTGTGTCTTCTTGAAACTCTAGTATAGCATATGATTCTTCTACAGCGTTTTCACTACGTTGTCTAAGTTTGCCAAGTGCTTTTTCTAATGCTACATCATAATGGTTAGGATCAAGTTCAATGTCGATCATACCATCGCCGAGCATTGTTCTAACGTAATTAAAGACTGCCTGTTTTTTATTTTCTAAATCATTGCTCATAGTAATATTTATCCTGTTGGTGCTACACTTTTATATGGGTGACTTGAAGGTAAACTGCTAGCCAAACCCCACTTGTGGGCAATATAACCTTCTGCTTTTTCAACATCAGTTATATCTGTTCCACCTGTACCTGGAGCACCTGCTACGTGGAAATATTCTGCCATACGTCCATCTAATTTTACATTTGCTCTGTTTCGCATCATACGAACATCAGTTGCGTTGGTATTCATTGAACTGTCATAAGAGTCTACACCAGTTCTAGTAGTGCCGTTCAGTCTACCAATTATTCGGCCACCTGTTTTATTGAACACCGTACTTACAATCGTCCAAGTACTACTATTAATACCTACTGTGAAGATGTTTTTGGCAAGGCCACTACTGATACTGTTACTACCGTCATAGTCTATCTCGCCATCCCAAGTGCCAATTGTACTACTTGAAACGGCATAAGTTTTTGATCCATCAGCACTCCAAAAACTGTCTTTGGTAGAAGTTGTTGAATGCCATTGGAACACACCTATGGCCCAGTGATTACCACTGCTGGCCCACGGTCCTGAGTTTGTTGTTAAACTTTCATTACCGTCGAAGTCCCAAACATTTAAACTGTTAAGACTACTACTGATTCGTGTTGGACTACCGTCTACTGAAACAGTGAAGTTTCCTGCTTTGTCAGTTACAGCATTAAGAGTTGAACCACTTAATGTATAACTTGTTGTATCACTAGCATCCAGCCACATAGCGGTAGTGATGTCTGATGCGGGTGACCAAAGAGTATCACCAAAAGA